TGGTTTTGAAGTTAAATCTATAGTATCTACAAAGAAAGATATATTTGCTATCGATGCTTTTTTTGATCTTGGTACATATCCAATGTTTCGTGCTAGAGAAACGACGTTTTCTCTTAACGTAGCACTATCAATAAACACCTCATTGCTAACCATGTTAGCATTGTATGAAGTGATGTAAGTATTATATGCTAAAAGATCAATTATAGAAGATAAGTTCGATCCTTCAAAATCGTAATCAGTAAAATTCGGATTCGATCTAAGGTAATCCTTAATCGAATTCTTTATTTGATCGAAGTCTAGTTGAGTGAAGTTTACTAATGCCATTATCGTGTTGACTGTAATGCAAATGCTAGCTGTTGAGGCAATACATCAATACCGACAATGTAATATCTTATAGTTACATTGAACTCATTATTATCAAAATCTGGATTTACGTCCACATCAATTAATTCTACTCTTGGTTCGTATCTGTTAATTACACTTTCAATTTCTTCTCTAATTACAGATGCAGTCATGCCATCAACATTTTCAAATAGTACTCTAGAAACCCTGCATCCCAAATCTTCATCGAAAAATCTTTCCCCAGGAGAAGTAAGTACCAAATTCCTGATAGAACGGGCAATAGCAGTCTCATTTTTAATTGCAATTAAGTCATTATTCAGGGGGCTTGCCTGAAATGACATACTCACATCTTTAAAACCTTTACTTACCCGCTCTAGAGGCATGGAAAATTATAATTCTATCTTATTTATTATGGTTTTTTGACTTCATAGAGTGGTTCTGTTCCGTATTCCCAATCATCATAGTCTTCATCATTACGAATTTTCTCATGAAGTTCATTTTGATGAAAAAAATCGTGTTTTTTGGGTGTCAAATCGTCATTATTGATCTCACGAAGCATTTTTTGTTTGGGTTGACTACAATAATCAGTGATTAAATGGGTTGTTCCCCACATTTCTCGCATGTAATCTCTGTTTCTATCTGGATCTGGGTGGATTGCCATCTGTTTTCTCCTCTTTTAGGGGTTGAACAGAACTTTTTACGGGGTTGCTATCCCGTTCTTTTGCTGTTTTCCAGAAATATTCGTCTTCTCTACCCATTCCAAGACGATCAAACCCGTTTTCAACCTGATAATAGTGAGTAGAAACCTTAAAATCGGGCATTTTTGGTTCAACAGGTGTCAAACTGTTGTCAAAGATACGAATTCTATTGTTTGGGTAGAGGCAAAACTGTCCATTATTGAGTTCAATTAGGTTATGTGACTTGTGTTCGGCAGGATTTTCACTTGTAGCATAGTCAACCATGTCAGGATCACGATGATAATTGTCTAGAGTGCAGATATAGGTGCCTTTTTGGATACCAAAGTCGCGTGTATAGCACTCAAAATCCATTGAACCGATGAATTTCTTATCAATTGACACTACTCCGTAATCCATACAGTTCCAAAATTGCAAATTTGGTAGATTCAAGTCTGGATCTGGAGTTTCTGGACGAGACAAAAAGGCACTAATCGGCAGTTTATCATACATTGCCGCATATTCTGGTAAATAAGTCTCAAAATAAAAAGCGCGTCCAGGTATGGACTTTGCCGATACCCAGACTCCCTTTACAAATTCACCCCAACCTTCTTGATGATCAGTAAGGTATTCTTTACGAACCCATACTTCTTGTGAAGGTAAGTTGGTGACTAAACAAGACATGTAGTTTTTTATTTCTCCTACTATTTACCTTGTCCGCGATAACGCTTCTTCTTACCATTACGAGACGTTGCTGAAAGAAGAGTTCGTGCAGATCGTCCTTGACGAGTTTTTTTAGGAGCACCTGCTTGAAACAGAGTTTTGTTGCCACCACCTTTAGTCATTAAATTTCCTCCAGTTCGAGTTGTTCAATATCAAATTCCTCATCAGTATAGTACCTAGAGGAGAGTTCGTCAAGAACCTCAGTGCATTCTTCATAACTGAGGTTCTGGTATATCTTACGTCCTTTGTATAAGATATTAAAATTCATTAGATCACGCGAGTCTTTTCATGTCCAACACGAATGCGAGGATCACACCAGATATCAAATCCAGCTTCCTTTGCATCTAAACAGAATGAAACGTCTTCACCACACATATCTTGAACCGCACCAGATTCAAAGACTTGCATCTTAGGAGCAAACCAAGGATACTCAAGGTTTTCAAATACACCTTTCTTAATTAGTACCCAACCGAAACCAGTGTAGTCAACAGTAAATGGTTTACGACGCTTCGAGATACCTTCAACGTTCTCATGATTCATGACTCCACCATTCTTACGGAAGTCATCTTCTTCCAACCAGTGTGCAACAGAAGTTGTGTGTCCATCTTCAGTAGCATACCAACCAGCAACGATTTCCTTCTCTTCACCTTCTTCATTCAGTGCCATATCGCACAGTTGCCAGAACTTTTCAGTGTTGAATACAATGTCACTATCAATCCACAGTTGGTAATCATAATTCAGTTTACCATCCCAAGGAATCTGCTTAGGACCGCGAAGAACATTTGCACCAAGTACTTTACAACGTGCAAAGTTCACCATCGAACTATAGTCTTGAGAGATTTGAATACTCATTCCATTTTGAACGAGATCAAAACAAAGTTGTACAAATGCCTTCAAAAACGTAAATGAACATCCACGTCCAGGAAGACAAAAGACAATCGACTTGCCCTTCATTCGCTCCTTAATCGCATCATAATCCCATTCTTCTTCTTTGGGCTTTGGTGCATTTGCTTTAACAGTAAATCCTTTTGCCATGAGTGAAAATAAACCTTCAGATCAATTTTAACAGTCTATATATGACTTGTCAATAAGAACTATCTAGCGAGACTTTCCGGTTCACCATAAGTTCCTCATAAGACAAATCATCAATCTCATAGTCAGTATGCATAATACCAACCATTTTCTTTAAAGTATTCCAAGTTTCCTTAAATTCTTCTTCTTTGACAGAATGAAAAATACATCTATCCTTTGCATAAATGTGATAAATCTTTTCCATTATGCTACTCTCCCATAACTGTCCTCTAATCGAATAATATCATCCTCTTCACATACTCCAAGTTGTGTTTCAATAATTGTGATACCATTCTTTCCTGCTTTGAGACGATGTACCTCTTCCTTTCTTATAAAGACACTATCACCAACTTCAACATGCCTCACAGTGTCTTCTAAAGTAAGTTCCCCATCCCCTTCAACAACAATCCAATACTCTTCCCTATGGAAATGATATTGGAGTGATATTGAGTGATTTGGTGAGATAATAATTCTCTTTACCTTATAATCAATCTCTTCAAGTAAATTCTCAAATAATCCCCAAGGACGAACCTCTGTAGTCATAAAATTTTTTCCGAAATTTTTTATTTCACTGCATTATATATCAATACAAACAAAAATCCGACAGTGCCTCCGAAGAACGTAAAGCACTGCCGTGGGTATCTTATTAACCATCCCGCGAAGACAACCTTCCAAAAATTCCAATAGGGGTTTTTACGTCTTCTCATGATTCCGGAAATTTTTTATGAGACTGATATATCGAACGCGAATTGTCACCTCTGTAGGTTAGGGTAGTTTGGCGTTTTTATAACGGTTACGCCCGCAGGACGCTATAAGGAATCGGCACAATAACTGCCGAATACGCATACGAATATCATAACACATAAGGGTGCTAAGTGTCAACCACCCAGCACCCCTAAGTTATCAGAACTCGATCACATCTGCAGTGGGTTCCGCATAAGCGACTGACTGCTGATTGTCCTCAGTGAGTGCATCGAGAATCGAAAGAATCTCAGCACCAGTGTTACCTTTGGACAGCAGAGAGATGAGAACTTGCTTGGACATAATGAAGAAGGAAAGTGTTGTGAACTGTGTGTGCCTAGTTTATACTCATGCGACAGGAGTGAGTGTTACTTAGGACGTGATCAGTAAGTGATGATCAACCGTAACAATAGTCGTTGATCCAGTTACCTACCGAATCACACTTTCTGAGGCGAAGCATATCAAACGGATGACAGGGTTTGCTATACACATGACCCGTATGAGTTTTGATAAGTGCGACCCCATGAAGTGGCGACAGGATCAAGTTCTCAACTGTCTTACAATCACTGCAGTCGATGTTAATAAAGACGGGCAGATGTTCAGCAAGAAAGTTAGCGAACGAAACGTAGATTCTCAGGAGCATGATAACGAAGAAGTGAATGAGTGAGTGTTAGTAACTCAGAGATCTTGCAGCATTTCGTTGATCTCATCATGATTCACAGCATCAGAATCCCAGCGAACATTGTCACCAGTGGTATCACGATCGATGTTCATCATGCAGCGAATGAACTTATCATAAGGAGTTTCATTATCACTGCAGAACTCTACACATGCCTTGGCAGTGTTATACAGGTACTCAGAATTCTGAATCCACAGTGATACATTCCACGTCTCATAGTTAGCATAACCGTTGTAGGTAGTTTCGAGAGTGGTAGTCATTCAGTGAGTTTCGTGTGTCCTTACACTACTGGTACACTTTAGAGGCTTCAGTTTCTGATACCTCACCAACGATCAGGTGTACTTAAGTCCTCTACATATGCCTCACAGTGTTCACTACCCTCTAACTGAAAGAGTTTATTCCAGTTGATATTATGAGGATCGAAATCAGGAAATGAGGAAATGTCAAGAGTGATGCGATAACGAACCTTCTGTGCTGACTGATACGCAACTGACATAAGAGCATCTCCTGTGTGTATGTGAATACTATAAGATACCTGAGCGATACTGTCAATGGGTTGAGAGTATTTATTCGGAGTTCTTATATATTCTCAGAGATGTGTGGGGGTTTTCTGATCTTAGGGGACTTGACATTTCTGCGGAAGTCTGATACAATGCGGGGTAAGATCACAAGGACTGAGCACATTTAAATAAGGGATTCTTCAAGGACTGAGCACATTTAAATGATCATAAGTTCAAGGACTCAGCACATTTAAATAAGGGTTTTTCCACACTTTCAACATACTTTTCCACAACTATGTTGAAAACTCATATACATTTAATAATACATTTAATAAACGTTTTTAATGTTTTTTAGCACTATTTCCTGGTTTTAGGCATAAAAAAAGAGGGGTTAGAATCCCTCTTATCGTTTATTGATTATCAGTAAAAGTATTATGAGAAGATGTAACCGTTGGTGAAAGGTTGGACTACATTGTTATTGCGAACAAACCACTGATAATCCTTTTGAAAGATACCATCAGTGAATGCATTACAGTGTGCATTGATGATAGCATTGAGACGTGATTTGGTTGTATTAGATTGCCAACCTCCATCGAAGATCTCTACAAAGTTATCACCAATGGTAGCAATATGATTACCGTGAAGATATACTTTAGAGGTATCATTCTCATCGATGTAAGTGACTTCAGTGTTTGCAGATTTCCAGTTGATGCACTTGAGGATTGCATCATTCATCAGGGTTTCGATCTTACGCATGTGGTTGGTTGACTCTTATACTAGTGGGACACTTTAGAGGCTTCAGTTGTAATCAATCAAAACGTGAGGACATCATACCTTTAGGATCATCAAACCCAGGCATTTCGTAGTGCTTCACTTGTCTTGCAATGTGTTGCTCATCAAAGGCAAATTGTACCATTCGATCACCATCATAGATGCTATGCTGAGTGACAGAAATAGGGGCATAATTACCTTGTTCATCCCATGCACCACGTTCAGAGATTGTGGTGACAATGTTATAAACTTTGCCAGTGTCAGGAGAGGTGAAAGTGTTGTTCATACTACTAGGACACTTTAGAGGCTTCAGTTGTGTAATCAAAGTCCGTTGAG